TGGTTCGAGTGGAGCGCGGAGCCGAACGCCGACCCCGCCGACCCCGCGTCGTGGGCGAAGGCCAACCCGTCGCTGGGCTACACCATCCCCGAGCGCAACCTGCGCTCCGCCATGGCGACCGACCCGCCCGACGTGTTCAAGACCGAGTGCCTGTGCCAATGGGTCGAGGCCGTCATACAGCCGCCGTTCCCCGACGGCTCGTGGGAGGGCGGCTACGACAGGGCGTCGTGCATCCCCGAGGGCGCGCCGTTCTCCGTGGGCGTGGACGTCAGCGCCGACCGCGGCGACACCGCCGTGGCGGTATGCGGCAGGCGCGCGGATGGACGGCTCCACGGCGAGCTGGTCGCGTACAGGCACGGCATCGGCTGGCTGCTCGACTGGCTGCGCGAGCGCGTGGGACGGCCCGACTGGCCGCAGCCCATCCGCATCGCCCTGCAGGGGCGCGGCGCGCCCGTGTCGTCCATCGCCGAGCTGCTCAACGCCATCGACGGCGTGGAGGTCGTCGAGGTCGCAGGGCGCGACCTGGGCGGCTACTGCGGGCGCATGTGGGATGCCGTGGCGGCATCCGCGCAGGGCGACGAGAAGTCGGACGCGACGCCGCTCATGCACCTGCCGCAGCCCATCCTCGACCTCGCCGCCAACACCGCCGTGACGCGCCCCATGGGCGACGGCGCATGGGCGTGGGACCGCGCGAAGTCGCGCGAGGACATATCGCCGCTCGTGGCGCTCACCATGGCGCACGGGCTCGAGACCGCCATCCCCGCCGCCGACGACCAGAAGAAGAAGCCCACCGCGTACGCATCGCGCGGTGTCCGCACCGTTTAAAGGAGGCCGAATGGGCCTGATCGACAACCTCCGCGCGATGTTCGCGCCGAGGGTCTACCGCTATGCGCTGGGGCCTAGCATCCCGACCATCGCAGACATGACCGTCGCGCAACTGTACCGCACCCAGCCGAACCTCCGCGCCGTCGTCGGCTACCTCTCCGACAACGCCGCGCAGGTTCCGTGGAAGGTGTACCGCAGGGTGGACGAGAACGACCGCGTGCGCGTGCGCGACAGCACCGCCGCGCTGCTGCTCGCCAACCCGAATCCCGACATGACGTCGTACGAGCTGAAGCGCCGCATCTTCAGCGACCTCTACCTCTACGACCGCCATCTCTCGATCGTGGCGCCCGACGCGTCCACGGAGTCGGGCTGGCAGATGCGCCCCATCCCCGCCACGTGGATAACGGGCTACGAGGGCAGCGACCCGTTCGCACCCGAGAGCATCTACATCCGCAATCCCGCGGGCAAGGCCATCGCCGTCCCGCGCGGGCGGTTCCTGCTGTTCCACGGCTACAACCCCGAGGACATCGCGGGACATCTCTCGCCCGTCGAGGCGCTCGCCGACGTGCTCCACGAGCAGGTCGAGTCAAACAGCTTCAGACGCCAGATGTGGCGCAACGGCGGGCGCTTCAACGCCTACATCCGCCGACCCGCCGAGGTCGAGGACTGGACGGACGAGCAGTTCGAGCGGTTCAAACAGACCTGGGACGAGTCGTGGGCGGGGCGCGGCGCCAAGAACGGCGGCAAGATGCCCATCCTCGAGGACGGCATGGAGATTCGCACCGTGCCGTTCTCCGCGCACGACGCCGAGTGGTCCACGGCCAAGAAGCTGGGGCGCGAGGACGTCGCGGGCGTCTATCACGTGAATCCCGCGCTCATCTGGCCCGGCGAGGGGCAGACGTACGCGAGCGCCAAGGAGAACGCGCGGGCGCTTTACAACGACACGCTCGCGCCCATGCTCATGCAGGTCGTCGAGCGCGTGAACGCCATCATGCTGCCGCTGCTGGACGAGCCCGCGGGCGACTACGTCGAGTTCGACCTGTCCGTCAAGCTGCAGGGCAGTTTCGAGGAGCGCGCAGCCGTCATCCAATCCGCCGTCGGCGGGCCGTGGATGACCCGCGACGAGGCGCGCGCCATGTTCAACCTGCCGCACATCGACGGCGCGGACGAGCTGATCGTGCCGCTCAACGTGCTCGAGGGCGGGCTTGCGTCGCCGCGCGACACCGACCCGACCATCGACCGCAACGGGGGCGCGCCGCAGCTCAAGGATGCGCAGCACGAGGCCGCGTGCCAGTGCGTCGCGTGCAAGTCGTCGGGCGTCCACTTCAAGGCCGCCGCGACCGACGAGGACGGGCGCGAGCTGGCGGACGTCCTCGCATCGTTCTACAGGCGCCAGCGCAAGTCCGTGCTGGCGAGGATGGGCGCCGACCCGTCCATCCCCGACGAGGGCGACCCCGCATGGTGGGACAGCGATCGATGGAACCGCGAGCTGACAGACGACCTCAACGAGGTCGCCGTCAAGCAGTCCGAGGCCGCGGCGCTCCGCGCGCTCGAGGCCATGGGCGAGGACGCGAACGGATACTCCGTCAACCAGACGAGGGCGTTCATCAACGCCATGAGCTGGAAGCGCGCGTGCATGGTGAACGCCGCGACGCTCCGCGACCTGGTCGCCGTCGTCGAGGACGACGAGGGCGAGCGCACGCCCGCCGACGTGTTCGACGTCGCGGAGTCCAAGCGCGCCGAGAACAGCGGATACGCCTACGCCGCCGCCATCGCGGGATGGTCGGCGCTCGAGGCGGTGCGCCAATGCGCCCCGCGCCGCGGCGCGACCAAGACGTGGGACGTGACGAGCGGCAACCCGCGCCCGTCGCACGCCGCCATGAACGGCGAGACCGTGCCCTATGACGAGCGGTTCTCGAACGGCGCAATGTGGCCCGGCGACGCCGACGCGCTCGACGCCGAGGAGGTCGCCAACTGCCAGTGCGCCGTGACAATCGACATCCCGTAAGGAGAACAACATGACGAAGACCAAGGCGGCTCCCGCAGCCGCGTCCATGCCCGCCGACGGCATGGTGGAGGGCTATGCCGCGACGTTCGACCGCATCCCCGACGCGTACGGCGACGTGATCAAGGCCGGCGCCTTCGCCGACACGCTCAAGGCGTGGCAGGAGTCGGGCAAGCCCATCCCGCTGCTCTACGGCCACAGCACCGACGACCCCCAGTACAACATCGGCAAGGTCGTCGAGGCGCATGAGGACGAGAAGGGCCTGTTCGTGCGCGCCGAGTTCGACGGCGACAACGAGAAGGCCCAGTACGTCCGCAAGCTCGTGCAGGAGGGCCGCCTCTACCAGTTCTCGTTCGCCTACGAGGTGCTGGACGGCTCCACCGTCGAGCTGGACGACGGCGCCGAGGCGTACGAGCTGCGCAAGATGAACCTCTTCGAGGTGTCGCTCGTCCAGATTCCCGCCAACCAGCGCGCCGTCGTGACCGACGTGAAGAGCGCGCCCGTCGAGCAGAAGGACGGGCCCGCCGCCACCGCCGACATGGACGCCGACGCGAAGAGCGGGCGCCGAAACAGCAAGGCCGACGCCGACGAGCTGCGCCGCGTGCTCGACCTCTGCTCCGAAATCGAAACCACCGTCCGCGGCCTGCTGGCCGACGAGATGGACGTCACCGAGTCCGACGAGGCCAAGGCGGAGGAGCCCAGCGGGGCCAACGCCGAGGAGCCCAAGGCCGACGTGCTCGCCCAGCTCAAGGACGTGGCTGCAATGCTTCTCGAATCGTAAGGAGAACCCATGAACATCAACGAACGTCTCGAGGCCGCAAAGGCCGCGCTCGTCGAGGCCAAGGACGGCGAGGACGCCGACGCCCTCCAGTCCGCCATCGACGAGTTCAAGGCCGCAGAGGCCGCCAAGAAGTCGGCAGACGAGGCCGACCAGCTCATCAAGTCCCTCGGAACCGTGAAGGAGAACACCCCCATGGAGGAGACCCCCAAGAACCTCGGCGAGTTCGCCGCCAAGAACCTCGACCTCGCCCCCGTCCGCGAAGGCGCCGCCAAGTCCGCCGGCACCAACTACGGCTTCAAGGCCTACACCGACCCGCAGGTCTCGCAGACCGTCTACTCCTACAGCACCGACGTCGCCGACCAGGGCCTGCGCGACCTCGCCGTCCGCCAGCTCTTCGGACAGGAGCAGATCAGCGTCGGCAACGCCCTCAACTACTTCGTGCTCGGCGCCAAGGAGGACAACTCCGCGCCCAGCCCCAAGACCGTGAACCAGGCCGCAGCGAAGCCGCAGTTCCACATCGTCGAGGGCACCGTCACCGCCACCCTGCAGAAGATCGCGGGCTGGTTCTACGAGACCGACGAGCTCCTCGAGGACAACGCCTACCTCGCCTCCGCGCTGAACAACCGCGGCCTGTACGAGCTCGACGCCGCCGTCGAGGCCTACCTGCTCTCCACCCTGCAGGCCGTCTCCGGCATCGGCACCGACACCTACGCCCACAACGGCGACGTCGATCCCGACACCATCCTCGACGCCATCATGGCCATCAAGAACGACACCCGCTTCAACGCGGACGCCATCATCATCAACCCGACCGACTACGCCAAGCTGCGCGAGCTCAAGACCGCCAGCGGCTCCAACGAGTACGTCGGCGGCGGCTGCTTCTACGGCCCGCACGGCAACGGCCCTGCCGCCGTCCAGCCCGGCATCTGGGGCCTCAACACCGTCGTGACCCCGAACATCACCGCGGGCACCGTGCTCGTCGGCGCCTTCAAGCAGGGCGCGACCGTCGTCACCAAGGCCGGCGAGGGCGCTCGCATCGAGGTCTTCCGCGGCGACCACGACGACGCCATCTACAACCGCGTCACCGTCGTGGTCGAGGAGCGCATCGCGCTTGCGACCCGCTACCCCAAGGCCTTCGTCAAGATCACCGAGGCCGCTTCCTAAGCAGTCCGAACAGGGGCGGGGGAGACCCCGCCCCGCTCAATGAGGGGAGGGGCCATGCTCCGCATCTACCGCGCCCCGAACGGGCGCACCTACCAGTACGAGGAGGGCGAGCAGCCCGCGGGATACGAGCCCGTGGACGCCAAGGCGAAGCCCGCCGCCAACAAGTCGCGCCGCGCGGCCAACAAGAAGGTCGCAGCCGAGAAGAAGGACTAGCCATGATCATCACCCCATGGGGCTACGACATCGACGCCGAGTCCATGCCGCCCATCATCGACGCCGACCAGTTCGACGAGCTTACGGGCGGCAGGTGGACGGGCGACGAGCGCGTGGAGCCCGCCATCGCCGCCGTCGCGGCAGCCGTCCGCAGCTACTGCGGCTGGCACGTAGGGCCGTCGTGCGCCTGCTCCATGGAGCTGGACGGCGAGCCCGGCGACATCTGGCTCCCCGTCGGCTACCTCGCGTCCGTGGAGGGCGCGACCGTGGACGGCGAGCAGGCAGAGGTCGTCGGCTTCAACCGCCGCGGGCGCGTGCGGCTGGCGCACTGCATCCCGCGCGGCCTCGGCAACGTCACCGTCGAGTTCACCGCGGGCATCCCCGTGGCGTCCATGCCCGACCTCTCCAAGGCCGTCTGCGACGCCGTTGTGGGGCAAATCGCCCTCGACAGCTACGGCGTCTCGCAGGAGACGGCTGGCGGCGTCTCCATCAGCTACAGCGGCACCGCGCTTTCCGCGCAGGGCATGCTCCTGCCGATGAACGTCCGCGCCGCGCTCGCCCCGTACAAGGTGGTGAGGGCGCATGCTGCATAGCTGGTGCGACGATACCGTGACCGTGAGGCGCGCGCCGCTCGTCACGACGGGCATGCGCACCGAGCGCGACTGGTCGCAGGCCGCGCCGCACGCCGTCTCGGGCTGCTCGCTGCAACCCGCGGGGACGTCCACCGCGTTCGGCACCGTTGACGCCGTCTCGGGCGCCGACGCCACGCTCTATGCCCCGCCCGCCGCGGACATCGAGGAGGGCGACCGCATCGAGTTCGGCGGCGCCGTCTACGTGGTGGACGGCATCCCGTACGCGTGGAAGAGCCCCACGGGGCGCGTGAGCAGCAAGCAGGCGCGCCTCAAGAAGTGGGCGGGGTGACGCCATGGCGAGGACACAGGTGCGCGTCGAGGTGCTCAGCGACGGCATAGCCGCCCTCCTGCAGCTCGCGGCCATGTCAGCCG